ATGAAAATGATGATGGAAGATGGATTATTTAAATACCTACCTAAAAGAGATAATGAATGGGTGAAATTCTTGACACCTTATTTAAAATTAGCAAGAAAAGAAAAAAGAAAGTTTAAAAATTAAAAGTATGAAAGAACAAACAGCGACAAAATTGGAATTTCTAATGAAAGTGAATAATAACATTATTGTTCAAAGGCTTTTCAACATTAAAGATTATAACCCGAAAGCGAAAAGTTCAACGGATTTATATAATCTAATTAAAGATTTCAAGAATGATTTGGAGAGAGAATTGAAGATGAAAACAGCGTCATATATGTTGGATAATATGTATGAAATTATGAACAACCCATCATTACTTGAAACATCATATACTGATGGGCCTGAGTCATTTAGTATCTATATTAAAGAGGGAGACATGACAATTTGTCATAGAGAGTTTGATGCTAAAATCTACCCTCCGAAGATAAGATACACTGTGGATGTACGCCCACACCTAAAAAATTTACTTATGTCATTGTCTGACATTTTTTCATCTAAAAATTTAACATACGAATATCTTGGAGTTCCACTTGAGGTTTAATATTTATGATTAATACAATATAAAAACATATGAGTTCTAAGAAAAATTTTGATTATTTGGGAAGTAGTTTTCAGATACAGTTATTAAACCAAATTATAATAGATAAGGAATTTGCTAGGTCTATTATAGATGTTATTGAGGTTAATTACTTTGAAAACAAATACTTCAAATTAATCATGCAAATGATTAAAGAGTATTACGTAAAATACGAGCACACGCCAACGTATGATACGTTAGAACAGATTACAAAATCTGAATTACAACAAGAACTGGCGTCAAAAATGGTTATTGATACCATAAAAAAAATCAAAGAATCGCCGATTGAAGGTGGGGATTTTGTTCAGGATAAATCCATGAAGTTTTGTAAACAACAAGAACTTCAAAAGGTTATGAACAAGGCTCAAAAAATTATTGATGGGGGTGAATTTGAAAACTATGATAAAGTTGAACAGTTAGTTAGAGATGCTTTACAAGTAGGTCAAAGAGAAAGTGGTATGTCAGACGTGTTTTCTGATTTAGATTCGGTTTTAAATGAAGATTATAGACATCCAATTCCAATGGGAATTCCTGGTATTGACCGTTTATTAAAAGGTGGATTAGCTAAAGGTGAAATTGGTGTTGTTTTAGCACCAACAGGTGTGGGTAAATCTACGTTATTAACTAAAATTGCTAATAACGCATTTAATTTAGGGTATAATGTTCTTCAAATATTTTTTGAAGATAATCCTAAGATTATCCAAAGAAAACACATAACTTTGTGGACTAAAGTTCATCCAGATGAATTATCAACTAGAAAGGATGAGGTTATGATTGCGGTTAAAGAAATTAAGGAAAAAATGGAAAACCAATTAATCCTAACAAAATTACCATCAGATACAATATCAATGTTTCAAATAAAAAACCAAATCAGAAAAATGATTGCTGATGGTAATAAAGTTGACATGGTTCTTTTGGATTATATTGACTGTGTACTACCAGATAGACAACATAGTGATGAATGGAAATCTGAGGGGTCTGTGATGAGGTCTTTTGAAGCTATGTGTCATGAACTTGATTTAGTTGGTTGGACCGCAACTCAAGGTAATAGAAGTTCAATCTCATCTGAGGTCGTAACTACAGACCAAATGGGGGGTTCTATTAAGAAAGCTCAAGTAGGGCACGTTATTATCTCGGTTGCTAAGACATTACAACAAAAAGAAATGAAATTGGCAACTATAGCTATTACAAAATCTCGTATCGGTGATGATGGGGTTGTATTTGAGAACTGTAAATTTGACAACGGAATGTTAGAAATTGATACAGAATCGTCAGTAACATTTTTAGGTCTTGAAGAACAAAAAGAAGAACAAAATAGACAGAGAATTAAAGATTTGATGGAGAAACGTAAATTGAATCAAAAAAGTAACGATAACAAAGAAAAACCTGAGTAATATGGAGAACATTTTAAAACCAAACCCTAACAGATTTGTGGTATTCCCAATACAATACCACGATATTTGGCAATATTATAAAGACCACAAAGCCGCGTTTTGGACGGCTGAGGAATTTGATTTAAGTGATGATATCAGAGATTGGGAAAATTTATCAGATAATGAAAAATATTTCATTAAAAATATCTTAGCGTTTTTTGCCGCGTCAGATGGTATTGTTAATGAAAACATTGCTGAGAACTTTGCAAGAGAGGTTCAATATCCTGAAGCAAAATTCTTCTATGCATTCCAAGTAGCAATGGAGAATGAGCATTCATTGACTTATTCTTTATTAATTGATACTTATATTACGGACTCAAAAGAGAAGGATGAATGTTTTCACGCAATTGATAGATTACCGGCAGTACAAAAGAAAGCAAAATGGGCTTTAGATTGGATTGAAAATGCATCGTTCCAAGAACGATTAATAGCTTTTGCGGCAGTTGAAGGGATATTTTTTTCAGGTTCATTCTGTTCAATCTTTTGGTTGAAATCAAGAGGGATTATGCAAGGTTTATGTGATGCCAACGCATTGATTTTCAAAGACGAAAATCTTCACTGCGACTTCGCTATTCACTTATTGAACAACCATATTGAAGACAAACCAAGTGAAAAACGTATCAAAGAAATTTTACTTTCAGCGTTAGAAATTGAAAAGGAATTTATTACCGAATCATTACCTGTTTCATTAATTGGTATGAACCAAAATTTAATGAAACAATATTTAGAATTTGTGGTTGATGGTTTATTATATAAGTTAGGTTGTAGTAAAGAATTTAATGTAGACCAACCTTTCAAGTTCATGGAACAAATTGCTGTTGAAACTAAAGGAAACTTCTTTGAAAATAGAACCCTTGAATATCAAAAGGCAAAATTGAATGAAACAATTACGTTCACAGATGAGTTTTAATAAAATATTATAATTAATATGATGTCATTAAAAATTAAAAAAAGAGGGGGTGAGAAAGTGTCTTTTAATCCTCAAAAAATTTACAACAGAGTTAAAAGAGCTTCAAAAGGTCTTAATGTAAACTCTGACGAAATTTTTATTAAAGTAATAACTTCAGTGCCAACTGAAGGACATATTACAACAAAAGAGTTGGACAAATTGGTATATGAGATAGCGTCTTCATACACTGGAAGTCATCACGACTACTCAAGATTAGCGTCATCAGTTGCTATTTCAGCGTATCATAAAGATACGTTGGATAGTTTTTCTGAGACAATTAAAATTTTACATACTGAAGGTGTTATTCACGATAAATTGGTTAGTATAATTGATGAGTATGGTCCAAGTAAGATTGATTCGGTTATTAATCACGAAAATGATTATAACTTTGACTTTTTCGCTTGGAAAGCTTTACAAGAAATGTATTTGTTAAAATTACCAAATGGTAAAGCTATTGAAAGACCTCAACACATGTACATGAGAATTGCTTTATGGGTAACCGATACATATGAGGAGTCGATTGATTACTATAAATCGTTATCAGAACAACGAATTTCTAAGGCAACACCTATTATGATTAACTCGGGAACATTAACCCCTCAGTTAGCGTCTTGTGTATTACATTACAATGATTCGGATTCAAGACAAGGTTTGTTAGATACTTTCAGTGATATATCAACATATTCGTCAGATGCTGCTGGTATTGGTTTATGTATGTCAAACTTACGTAGTAAAGAAAGTCGTATTACAAGCTCAGGTGGATTTGCGGGTGGTTTATTGAAATACTTAAAAATTGTTAATGAAGGTTTAAGATTCTTTAATCAACAAGGAAGACGACCTGGTAGTGCGGCTATTTACATTGAACCTTGGCATAAAGATATCTTTGATTTATTAGATATCAAAAAGAATACTGGTAAAGATGAATTAAGAGCTAGAGATTTATTTACGGCGTTATGGATTCCTGACAACTTCATGCATGCGGTTAGAAACAATACTGATTGGTATTTGTTCTGTCCTAACGATATTAAGAAAGCGGGAATTAAACCATTACAAGAATCTTATGGTGATGAATACGAAACAAATTATAGAAAAGCTGTTGAGTTAGGTCTTGGTAAAAAAGTAAGTGCAACTGAGGTTTGGACTAAAATTTTGGAATCTCAAATTGAAACAGGTGTTCCTTATTTGTGTTCTAAAGATAATGCGAATAAGAAAACTAACCACCAAAACATTGGGGTTATTCACCAATCTAACTTATGTGCTGAGATATTCCAATATACGGATGAAAAAACTACAGCTATTTGTACATTATCGTCTATGGTGTTAAAAAACTTCATAGTTGATGGTAAATTTGATTTCAAATTATTGTATGATGAGGTTAGAAAAGTTACTAGAACCTTAAATAAGGTTATTAACATTAATAGTTATTCAACTCAGAAAGGACTTAAAGGTGGTTTAGAACAAAGAGCAATTGCAATTGGTGTACAAGGTTTAGCTGACGTGTTTTATTTAATGGATTATGTCTTCACATCTGATGAAGCAAGAAAATTAAATAAAGAAATTTTTGAAACAATTTATTTCGCAACTATTACTGAGAGTAATCAATTGTGTGTTGATGGGAAATATGAA